GTGACTACCAAGTAGAAACAATTAATAAATTTTTAGAAGCACCACAAAGCCTACAAGAAATTGCCACTGGTGCAGGTAAAACAATTATTACTGCCGCACTTTGTAAGTTAGTTGAACCTCATGGACGTACACTAACAATCGTTCCTAATAAAAGTTTAGTAACACAAACAGAAGAAGACTTCCTTGCTTGTAACTTAGACACAGGGGTTTATTTTGGCGATAGAAAAGAAGTAGGCAGATATAATACAATCGCAACTTGGCAATCAATTAATGTTCTTGAGAAAAAAGATAAAGTAGAATTTAAAGAAGTAATGCAAGGAATACAAACAGTAATTGTTGATGAGGTGCATATGGCAAAAGCAGATGTACTAAAAAGATTATTAACAGGAGCATTTGCAAACGCAGGTATACGTTGGGGATTAACAGGAACCATACCTAAAGAAGAATATGAATTCATAGGAATAAAATGTTCGTTGGGTGATGTCACGCACAGAATCCCTGCAAAGGAATTACAAGACAAGGGTGTGTTAGCAAAATGTCATGTTAATGTTTTACAAACACAAGACCACCCAATATTTAAAAGCTATCCGGAAGAACTAAAGTGGCTTACAACCGACGACACCAGGACAACATGGATTGCAAATACAATTAGCGATATTGCAACATCGGGCAATACACTTATACTTGTTGATAGAATTTCGGCTGGTGAGACGCTTAATAAAAAAATAAAAAATTCAGTGTTTATATCCGGAGCAACCAAAAACATAGAAAGAAAAGAACACTACGACGAAGTGTCTACAGCAGAAAGCAAAATTATTATTGCCACATATGGAGTGGCTAGTATTGGAATCAATATTCCTAGAATATTTAATCTTGTTCTTATTGAATCTGGTAAATCCTTTGTTCGGGTAATACAAAGCATAGGAAGAGGAATAAGAAAAGCAGAGGACAAAGATTATGTACAAATTTGGGATATAACTAGTAGTTGTAAGTTTGCAAAAAGACATTTAACACAAAGAAAAAAATTTTACAGAGAAGCCAATTATCCATTTAAAATTGAAAAAATAGATTATGAAAATCCTTACATTAGATAATAAAACATATACTTTAGAAAAAATACCCGAATGGGTTGATGAAAAATTAAGATTTGCTGTATTAGATAATGCAAACCCAGAAGAACCGGATTTCTTTTATATTCCATTAATATTTCTTGAGAGTTTTAGTGCACCGGCGGCAGTCCTAGAAATTGGTCCTTATAAAATAAAAATGCCATTAGATTGGAAAATGCTAATCGGAGAACAAGGACAACCTGAGATGCACGTGTTGCCAATCACTAGTTTGAATGACAGAGGCTTTGACGCTTTTACATTCAATCCGTTATCGAGTGCAAAACCAGATTTTTATCCAATTGACATTGTAGACATTTATACAGAAGTAAAATGGTATTTTCCTAAAATTAAATCAGGACAATTATTAGCAGTTCCTTTACAGGATGGTCCAAAACCAATATGTGCTTATTTTGTAAAAGATATTTCGAGACAATGTGAACAAATCGATTATGGCAACGTCTGGTAGAAAAACAATTAAAATTGATGCACCTATAATGAAAATACAAGGTGCTTATGTTTGGATGGACAAAAATTGGCCAATGAAGTTTTTTGATTGGATGATAGATGAAAAATTAAATACCAAACTTTCTGGTATGAAACAGATGAATAATAAGTTAAAATTAGAATTTATAGATGGCAAAAGTGCTACATTATTTGTATTAAAATATGACAAACAGAAAATTTTTTGAATTAAGAAACGGATTAAAGGCCGTGGATTTTCGTAATAAGGACTATTATGATAGAATAGATGACCACGAACGATCATTATATTCACCTTATATGTTAATGAGATATGCTTCAAGTGTCTCATCTAAAGATCCTTTTTATGTTGAGCACTACGTAGAAATGATTAATGAATGCGTTAACAAACATTGTTTCAGTCTTGGCAAACATAAAAAATTATTATGGATATTAACTGCTATGTGTGGTGCGTTAAAACAACAATTCCATCCATGGATTAAACCAATGAAACGTGTTCCAAATAAAAGTTTAAAACAATTACAACAATTATATCCTAATATGAAGGAATCAGATCTTGAAACACTTGATACTATTATAACAGATCGTGAGCTTGAAGAATTATTAGAATCACATGGAATCAAATCTAAATAAATGTACCTATTGCGATAAAGAATTCGCTAGAGAAAGAACACTACAAGTTCATTTATGTGAACCCAAAAGAAGACATTTACAAAAAAATGAAAAGTGGGTGCAAAATGCTTTCATGGTATTTCAAAGATTTTATGAGATACACCAAAACAATAGTAAATCAAAAACATATAAAGATTTTTGTAGTTCAGCATATTATAATGCATTTGTAAAGTTTGGTAGATATATTATGCATATCAATCCATTATATCCAGAAAAATATATTGACTATATTATACTATCAAAAATTAAATTAGACCATTGGGCTAGAGATGATTTATACGAAACATATCTTATAGATACATTAAAAGCAGAACCAGTTGAAGAGGCTATGAGGAGAAGTATAGCAACTATGATGGATTGGGCTGATGAACAAAATGCACAATGGTCTGATTATTTTAGATTAGTAAACACAAACAGAGCAGTACAGCATATCCAACAAGGAAAAATTTCTCCATGGTTATTACTTGGTTGCTCGGCAGGTAAAAAAATGTTAAACTTATTTACAGATGAACAATTACAAATAACACAAAGATTTATTAATCCAGCATACTGGGCAAATAAATTTAAAAGTTATCCAGCAGATCATTTGTTTGTACAAGAAACAGCTAAGGAGGCTAAAATTGAGTAAAATAGATTTTGAAGTTGCTGACGAATTAGAATTTGAAGATGGTGACTGTTGTGTTATAATAAAAAGAAATGGAACAATAGGTAGAGTAGTGATGCCAGATATAAATCAAGATATTATAAAAACTAAAGGATATAAAAAATTACTAGACGTGTTAGAAATATTAAAACCGGGTTCAAGAAACGAATTTATAAAACATAATCAGATGAAAGGGAGTAAACTTTTACACTAATGCCTGATGTGGATATAGATTTTTTTGATAGAGACGGAACATTAAGATTGTTCAAACACGCACCAGCATCTATAATTAAAGATGGCAAAATAGAAAAGCACAAAACTGGAGTTTACTTTCATGCTGTGCCTACACACCCAATTACAGGACATTCAACTTTAGATTATAAAAAAGCAGAAGAAAGAGGCTACTTTAAAATAGATTGTCTTAATGTAAGCATCTATAAAAATATTAAATCTGAACAAGAACTTGTTGAATTAATGATTGAAGAACCGGATTGGGATATGTTAAAAGACCCAAAAGTTGTTGAAAACCTTTTTCACCTAAATAACCATTTTAACATTGTATCCAAATTAGAACCTAAAAACATTGAACAACTTGCGGCTGTATTAGCAATTATACGCCCAGCTAAAAGAGGATTAATGTATAAGAACTGGGTAGATATTCTTAAAGAGGTTTGGCTTAAACCAACTGATGGTTCATACTTTTTCAAAAAGTCACACGCAATTGCTTATGCTCATGCAATCGTTGTACAAATGAATTTATTAAAGCGTAATAAATATAACTTTAGTGCAACGCAGGAAACGTAAACCCACTAAAAAACGTAAGAAACAAATCTCCACCCATCGTTCAGAACCTTTTGGTTATCAACCAGACAATCCGTTGACGATATATTACGCAAAGTATATTGAAGGGGAAAAAGAAGTTAGGTAGGTTTTCGAACAAGTTGTATTGTTCTACGTTTCACTCTCTTCTTTGATATATTAGATAATCTTACAGTTGGTCCTTCAACTATTTCAACATCTTTTGAATTTAAAGTTATTAAAGTAGATCTAAAATATTTAAAATCACCTTTTAGAAATATGTTAATTGGTAATTTACGATTTGATTCATGCCACCAAATTTCACCACATTTCAAATATTTCATCTTATCTTGTGGTTGCATTAATCTACCATAATCATAAAAACTAATAACATTATTATCTTGGTTCTGAACTATACCAACAAATTCCATATCTCCCTTCCTTATAAGGCTTAAAAATGGAAATTTATCTCTTAATGTTTTAAAAATTTCATTCATACTCTATCTATAAATACTGTTAAATATGTACTATGCAAACAGTCTCAAGGTATTTACTAACAAACTCGGTAATTGTTTACCAAAGCGGTTATCATGGAAGGAATTCAAAAGTGTACGATAGACGTCTACAAGTGTATAGAGGTGTATGGAACCCGCTTACTTTTACCTTCAAAAACGAAGATCAAAAGGCTCAAAATGTGGTTGGAAAGACTTATACCTTTAATATTGTTGATACTGAAAGCAAAAAAGCAGTAGTTACACGAAACCTTAAAATACTTGACGATGGGTCAACTCAAGCGTCAAAAGGTACTGCTTCAGTAGATATTACAGAGGGCGATCTTTTACCTTTAGATGCAAAATTTTATGAGTATTCTATACAAGAAGTACTAACAGATGGTAGTACTTTAGTAACTTACGCAGATACAAACTATGTAAGTAGTGGTACTATTGAGGTGCTTGATGGTGCTTATCCACAATTTTCAGCAAGTATATCAGTATCAGATTTTACTGGTTCTGGAGGACCATTGCAAAAAACATCAGGATCTATTAGTGCTAATCCTGGTAGTAATAATAATAAAGCACTACACACAATTGCTGTGTATACCAAAAACTTTTCGGGTGCTTTAAGAGTACAAGGTACTATGTCTTCTTCTCCTGCAGATGCAGACTATTTTAACATTACTTTAGATGGAGAATCATCTCCTGTAACTTTTTCCAGTTCTACTACTGTTGCCAACTATAACTTTTATGGTGTTTTCCATTATGTAAGATTTAGTTGGGATAACGACACTGGTAATACTGGAGTCATTGACAAAATCCTTTATAGACGTTAAAATATAAGGTATGAACCTGATCCAGAATACAATTCTGAATTCATTACCTGCGAACAAAAAGAAAACACCTTCTGGCTGGATTTCTTTTAATGCTCCTTGTTGTGTTTATAATGGGGAAACTCAAGACAAGAAAAAACGTGGTGGTATAATGGCTGGAGCTGATGGTACAATATCATACCATTGTTTTAATTGTGGATACAAAGCCAGTTATGTTATAGGAAG